CCTCGGGGGGCTCTGCGAACATCAGCGATGGTGTTTGCCCAACAATCGATTATCGGAGTGCAGTGCAATTAGGTTCTTGAACCTTACTCTTATAATCTTCAAATGGAGGATTTGCTTTGACTATTAATACTACTCGAGGTCGAGTTCGGACCCGCAACGCGGGTTTGAAGTTTGATGCCGGCACGACTTTCCAGCTTGGTTATTTCGAATACGCAAATAACCTTCCTGGAGGTGGTCATGACTGGCTTAACGCTTATCGTCGGGATGAGTTTTATAACTACCGAAATGTTGGTAGTTACCTCTCTGGTAAGATGCAAACCACTTATGATGAAATTCATAAGGGTCCACCCTATCATGAAGGAGGTCCATTCCGCAGCGTTACCCTCGAGCAGCTTCCCCCCACAACTGAGGGGATATATGGATACGGTACCTACTATAACCAAGCTGGTACAGGTAGATACGTGGGCGGTTTTCACTGCCCTCAAGAGAGTTATTGGGATGCAGTTCCAGGAATTTACAAGCCTGAGAACTTCACCATCAATTCTCCCTTCGTTCCAGATATTAGTAGTCTTGGGCACAAGGCTTGGCATGCTGCCAAGCCGAAACTTGAGAATGCCGGTTTGTATGTCTTTTTGAGAGAATCAAAAGACATCCCCGAGATGCTCGAGCAGACCGCTCGAGGTTTCCATCTCGTTTGGCAGGCCCTCGGCGGGAACGCCGATCGCCCACACATGTATATTAAGCATGTGGCCGAGCAATTTCTCAACGAGCAATTCGGCTGGGCGCCTTTCCTAAACGACGTACATAGTTTTGTTTCTACGTATGATCGGTATGCCGATATCATTGACAGGTTGTCAAAGGAAAACGGCAAGTGGACAAGACGCCGAGTGCCCATGGGGACGACTTCAGATACGTACGTCAACTTGCGCGGGTCCGGCCTTGGTCTCCCTTGTTTTGGGAACCACGGTTTTGGCGACGCGTTTGGTGACTCGTATTTTCGTACAACTCCCTCCTGGACAGTTGAGGACCATTATTCAACGGTCTCAACTGCAGTAGGGAAGTTTTACTTCTATCGTCCTGAGTTCGATCGGGCTAATTCTGGTTACAATAGCCAGATTAGCGCCATACGCCGTTGGTTAAAGGTGTATGGGCTTGAAATTAACCCTTCGAATCTCTACAAGGCAACTCCTTGGACCTGGGCATTGGATTGGGTAAGCACTTTGGGAGCTCAAATAGAAGAGTTTTCCGATATGCTTGCTGATTCAATGGCCGCCGAATACTTGTACGTCATGCACCAGCAGATTTGGGAGCGTGTCTTTACAGTCACTCTTCCGTTCTGGGATGGCATGAAGACACTCACGTGGCGTCGACTTGTCGACGTAAAACAACGTGAGAGTGCGAGTAGTCCATTTGATTTTGGCCTGACGTGGGATCAATTAACACCACGTCAATTGGCGATTGCTGGGGCTTTAGGCATTAGTCGTACTCGCTTCCCTCACGGGCGGTGAGTATACTAAGCCTCTCCAGTCAGTCTATCTATTACAGCCCTCGAAAGGGCAGACCCTTTGGAAAGGTTTGCGCCCGCTGTAATTAACTTCCTATAAAGCTTTGGAGGTCAACTACATGTTTGCTGATCCTATTTCCGTTACCGTCAATTCTGTCGCACAATCAATGCCTCGCGTTGAGACGAACGGACGTAAGTCCGTTTATCAAAAGGGTGATGAAACATTCACTCTTACGATTTCTCATGCGAAAACAGGGACTAGAGTTCGCTCTATGGCCCGCATTGATCAGAGGGCAATCGTTCCTGATCCATTGACATCCGTCAATGACTATGAAACGATGTCCTTCTACTGTGTCATAGATCGTCCCGAAGCGGGATTTTCTGTGACCCAAGTGGAACAGCTTGTGGCTGGGTTTCAAGCCTGGCTAACGACTTCTGTCGTCGACAAACTTTACGGCCAGGAATCCTAAAGGCTTTAAGAACCTTTAGTTCCCCCGCCGTCTGAACAGATTTATTTGTTCAGAGTCGCCGATTAATATAAGTGGTCAGGTACCGGATTTCTGGTGCTTATCACGGCATCAGGCTAAGCAATGCGTGTAGCTTTATAGCCGACCCCCTTATCGAGGAGGCAGCTTGAAAAGTGACGCAAGTGACTATCTGGAGCTAGCAGAGCGCATCTATCGTGATGCGGCTGCTAAGTGTTCCGCTGATGTTTCTGATTTACGCGACCTCAAAACAATCAGGTCGCGGATCAAAGATGAAGGTTTTTCGTTTCTTACGATAACCCTTCCCACCTTTGCTAGAGACCTCGAAAGGGCTCTCGCGGATGGATTAATTGGGCCAACACTCTTCCGCGGTTTTAAACGCGTGAAGGGTGGATCAATCCCTGAATTTTTACAAGGTATGATCGCCCAAGTCTTTGATCGTGAAACAGGAGAGATGATTACAAATGAAAACCCCAAGTTCATTGGAGCTGATGTCAGTGATTTTCCCACTGTTATTGAGTCTGTACGACAGATATGTTGTACATTCAAGAAGGTGGAAATGGCATGTACCCCCGAAAGGGTCCAGGCCGCACTTGACAACTTCATTGCAATCGAGCAGTCTTTTGAGTCGTTTGAAGTCCCGACTCAGCAACTATCCAAGTTTTTGGACGTTTCTGATGTGCTCTGGCATAATCTTGTGGCTAATTTTTCAGCTACAGGATGTACGCCGAGGCACGGCCCCGGGGCTACTGCTGAACGGATTTCTGGAAATCAGAAATACCGATGGCAGCGTTGGCACGATCGTCTCGAGCCTTACTTTCCTCTTGTGGACAATGGGTACCCTCTGGGTATCCCCGACCATGAAGAGGAGCTTGAGATTGTTACGATCGTTCCTTCGGATGAAGAGCAGCCCGTTAGGGTTGTTCCCGTTCCGAAAACACTCAAGAGTCCCCGTATCATCGCTATAGAACCCTGTTGCATGCAATATGTGCAGCAAGGGATTCGAGACTTCTTATATGAAGGTCTTGAGTCGTATTGGTTGACCCGTGGTCATATTAACTTTCGTGACCAAGAAATTAACCAAAGGTTGGCGATGGAATCGTCTATCGACGGTCGATTAGCAACGATCGATTTATCTGATGCGAGTGACCGAGTACCTTGGTCGCTCTCACAGCTGATGTTTCGTTCTTCTCCTGAAATACTGGAGAGCATCGAGGCATGTCGTTCGACGAGTGCGCATCTTCCCGATGGTCGAATAGTCGCACCATTAAAGAAGTTTGCGTCCATGGGTAGTGCTCTTTGCTTTCCAGTTGAGGCTATGTACTTCTACACGGTATGTGTAGTAGCTTTACTGGATGGCATGAGTCTCTCTTGCAGTCCGAGTAATATATTTTTTGTTACTCGTGATCTGTACGTTTATGGGGACGACATAGTCGTTCCCGTGGCGAATGCGGATGTTGTTCTCGATTACCTACAAAAGTACAATTGTAAGGTAAACACCAATAAGACTTTCGTGAGTGGAAACTTCCGAGAGTCATGTGGTGTTGACGCCTTCCGAGGGTATGAGGTAACACCTACATATCTACGAAAGGAATGTCCTGAGAACAAGCAGCAGTCCGATCGACTAATATCTTGGGTTCAAACCGCTAACCAGTTTTACCGAAAAGGTTACTGGCAAACGGCCGACTTTATCTTTCGCAAGGTAGAGTCGATCATAGGGAGTTTACCCTATGTATCTCAAGTTAGTTCCGGACTGGGCCGACAATCGTTTCTGGGTTACGAATCCGTCGAAAGATGGAATCGAACTCTCCATCGCTTTGAAGTAAAAGCGATGGTTCCAGAGCCAGTTTATCGCACTGATGAACTGGGCGGTTACGGCGCATTGATGAAGTGTTTCATCAACATGTACCGTCGGACTCCAGAGGTTGCAAAGCCTCTGTCGTTTGATGATGCAGTTGACAATCACTCTCTCAGAGATGAGATTGTGGTTGACACAGATCTTTGCAGATCTGCACTGCACGGCGCAGTCACACTAAAACGCCGTTGGATACCCTCACAAACGAGGGTGTAGCCTAAATGGCTATTGCGTGGTGAACAGTAACCATAGGCGAATTATAAGACAAGCCACGGGAGTTGAAGATCTCCCGCACCGGCTATCGTCGAAACAATTCTCCTATTCCACATTTTAAAGGTATGCCTTCGGGCATACCCGTAAATGCGGCTGGCAGTGCAACCACGCACTCC